CATGTTGTTTTGAAAGGGCTGGGTTGCCGCTCGTCTGCTAAGCGTAAAGCCGTACTCAGTGTAAACCAGTGGATCAATGCGACCGATCTTGCCGTCAACAAAGTCGCCACACAGAATCTGATTGTACGCCTTGCAGATGGCAGTAACTCGGCATCGACTCAGCTCACCCTCTAACAGTGATCGTCTCTCATGCCAACGCTTGGTAGTGATATCAAAGACCAGCGTTGTTGTTGGCAGAGTGAACCCGATAAAGTATGCACCGTTCTGTGAGTACGCCCACGCATAGATTGATTCAAGCTGTGCCTGAGTTAACTTCTGCAACAGGTTGTCTATTGGAGTAGTGCTAATTTTTGCTGAATCATTGCCCGACAGCGCCCAGATTGATGGCCCTTCGTTCTCACCGCCACCGACCCAGACAAACGTATCCTGAGCGTTAATTAGAGAGTAGGGCGCATAAACACCCTTTTGCAGATACAAGCCAGTTCGTTGAAAAGGAAAATCTGTCCCTCCCACGTTCTGGAAAGCCTCAAAGGTTTGTGATCCACTGATGAACAACTGGTTCTTAAATACAATGGGCGCAACCGTTACATCTGGATCAGACTCAGCAGTCCCAAAGTCCAGAGCGTTATAGCTCAAGCCGTCATTAGGTGCGGAGCAGATAAACTTCTTGGTGTCAGTTGTACAAACAAAGTACGAGTCAACAAAGACCACAAACTGCGGGTTGCCGTTAGCATCGAAATCAGTGTCTGTAATCTCGGCAAACACATCGGTAACATGGTTGTAGATGTAGCCGTCACCGCCTGGCACTAACACCATCAACTGTGTGCCGTTGTCAGCCATTGAAACTCGCTTAGTCCCAGATACCGTCCCCAGACTTACTAAGCTGTAACTCGCGACACCTGCAACAACTGTTTCAACAATCTTGTAAAGCACATTGCCGTTGACAGCATACGCCACGTTAGCCATCTCGTGCATACCACGGTTCTGGTTATTGATCTCACCAGAGGATACCAACTCAACCAGCCCTGGTGTGCCAAACAGATTCTCAGGGCTGAGTGCAGGAGCCTCGCTGATGTTTGGATACCAGTTCAAGCACTCTTGTGCGCTTAATGGCAATGATGGGCTAGTGTAGAACCCATTGGTGATGGGTAGGGCTGGCATTAGAGAACACTCAACTGTACGTTTATCGCAATGACACTGTCCGTTGTTGATTCGTTTCTAACGAACACCTCAAGGTAATCGTTTTGATTTAACACTAGGTTGATAAAGGTAGCCAAGGCTCTAGGCGCACCAGCAGAGATTGTGTCGGTCATCTTGGTTGAAACGACCGTTCCGTTCTTTGCAATGAACAGCGATATCTTGTGGTTGCTGCCGCTAGATACATCAAGGGTTGCCAGTGCGTTAACAATATGCCGACTTGTTGCGCCAGTGTAGGTAATTCGACCGTTAGTGCTTGCCGTGTACCCAGCGGACACATCACCGACAACAAATGTTCCAGCAGCCTTCACTGGTGTGGCTGTTGATGCAATCGTTGTGGCCGTTGAGTTGCCAGCCATTGTGACCGTTGCAAAGCTCAATGCTTCTGTACTGGATATAACAACTCGCGTACCCGTTGTGCCAACAGCAATACCCGTACCAGCCTCAATAGAAACGAATGTCGGACTTGCGCTGCCGCCGTTCTGGACAATCGGTTGACCAACAGAGTCAATGGTAAAGTTATGAGCTATTTCAATGCCGTTTTCTGGACTCAGGTTCAACGATATGCCTGGCCCTTCCTCTAGGTTGCGGATAAAGTTATTCGTTCCCTGAATGTCTAAAACAGCCACTCCTGTTACCGATCCATCCTGTGCAATGGTTCCAGTAACACCTAGCCCACTGATGAAGTTGTCGTAAGTGATCTGGTAGTTGTAGCCGTTGAAAAAGAAGCCAAAGGAGGAACCCGGCACGATGCTCGTCTGTTCCTCAAACTGGGACTGCCTTATGCCATAGCCTCGTTCAATCATTTGTGGAAACCTCTAAAGCAATTGAGTATCGCAAGATGTTATCTGAGATCGGCGGTGACAGGACACAGGGATGGATATTGGTTTGATTAAAAACGCAGAACAATCAGACATCAAAGAAATTATAGGGCTTGCCAGAAAGTTCCATGCAGTATCGGGTTATGAAAAAATAGAATTTGACGATGAGACTGTTGAGAACATATTAAGCGCATCAATTGAGCAAGGCTTGTGTCCGATTGGCGTAGTTGAAGGAAAGATAGTTGGCTTTCTTGCTGGCCTTTGTTCTCCGGCCATTCTAAATGCAAACGTAATGGTTGGAACTGAGATTGCCTGGTGGGTAGAGCCTGAATACAGGGGCAAGAGAATTGCAATTAAATTGCTGTTACAAGCAGAAGAAAATGCAAGAGCTAAAGGTTTATACTTCTGGTCTATGATGTGTTTGGAAAAGCTAAACGCAGATGGTTTGGAAAACATATACGAACGACTAGGTTACGAGAAAGCCGAGCGAACTTACTTGAGGATTTTATAATGGCAGTAGCATCATCAACCGCAGCGTTAATCGGGGCTGGGATAGGCGCAGGCTCTAGTCTGTATGGCTCAAAGAAAAACCGCGATGAACAAAGACGCGCCACAACGCAAGCTAATGAGCGAGCTGATGCTCAGACGCAACGCGCATTGGTGAACCTGCAACCTGGCTACGAACAGGCAATGCAAAGCGAACGGCGTGGCTTTGGTCAGGCTAATCGTATTAATCAGGAGGCTCTGGAACGAGCCATGATGATGCGCCGTGATGTCTTCATGCCGCAGATGCAGGCTTATGAGGGCGGCAACCTTGCAGCACAGGAGGCTAACCTTGCCTCACTGCCAGCAATGAGGGCTGCAATACTAGGTGGCAGAATGCCAGCACCAATGCAGGCCAGATCACTACCGATTAACCAAACAGCACTTGAAGGATTGATGAACCCAACGGCTCAACAGTTCCAGCAGCGACCTGCTAGGCAATCTGGTCAGAACCTTGCTGGCATGGGTATGCAAGGCGGTCGCATGGGTCAAAAGGTGCTTGGATCAATGGGCATGGGTCGAAGAGGAATGGGCATGAATCAGCCCATGAATCAGCCAATGAATAACAGGCCAATGACTGAAGAAGAATACATGCAGCAGGCAATGTACGAGCAGCGACCTACGATGCAATTTGAAAGATCGCGTTACGAGATGCCCTGATCTATTAAGCAAACAATTTAAGAGTAAGCATTATGGCTATGACTGATCAACAAGTTCAGGATGCAATTAACACAGCTTACGCACAGTTTGGCGGCGCAGGGTTTGAGGCGCATCGTGCCATTGCTCGGTTCATGGAGGTAAACAATGTGCCTGTTGGACAGGTTGCGCGATTAACAGGGTTTACTCCGCAGCAAGTGCAGGCTGAGTTTGCAGCGCAGACTGCCGAGGGAACATACACCAATCCCGTTATGCGAGATTTTGTTGGTACAACAGCAGACGGCACAGTCATACGCGGCGGCTTTGGAAGCACCGCTCAAACAGGCGGGAGCGCGGAATCTATTGTTCGGGAGTTCTTTCAAAACAACCCTAACGCCACTGATCAACAAATATTCCAGTACATGCGTCAAAACAACCTATCGCCTGATCTGGTAATCCAAACGATGGGTCTTGATTCTGACGACTCTATGCGCCGATTTAGAGATCAAATTGTTAACACAGCGCAGCGTGGTCAGGTTACGCAGGAGCAGTTGCAGGCTTACTTTCAAAACAACCCTAATGCTACTGACGCTGAAGTCTATGCAAACATGCAGGCGTATGGTGTAACGCCACAGCAGGTTGGGCAGGCTCTTGGTCTGCCATTAAGCGAGGTAACCAGACGATTTCGTGAGCAGCAGGTAGAACAGACTCCAACCGGCTTGATTGGCTTTGAGGAGGCTGCTGGACAAGGTCTGCGAGATGCAACGACAACACTGCAAGGGGCATTAACGACTTCACGCGGCGACATCAACGCTGCCATGCAGAACATCAACCAAATGCTCGGCCAGAACATTGAAGG